TCCTCCCTGAGTGCTTATTGTCTCAATTCAAGAGAGCTTCTCAGTAAATCGAGAGTGCGAGAGGCACACTACACCTGGTCCAGAGATTAGGTGCGGGTCGTCGTACCCTTATTTTTCCCACTACCCGTTTGAGGCGGTCGTGGTGTGTCGGTGACACCGTGGGAACCAGGCGAGACAATTATTCACTTCATACAGAGAGAGAAAGCGCAAGTTTCCTCCCTGAGTGCTTATTGTCTCAATTCAAGAGAGCTTCTCAGTAAATCGAGAGTGCGAGAGGCACACCGATATGGGAGAGTGAAACGAGATTTCACGGAGACATCCATACGAGAGAAACGAGAAAATTCCTCACTCTTGCGTCGAATGGGATGAGACGGGGAGACCGCAGGGAGTTTGTATCACGGAGAGCCGTGAGAGTTTGAAGAGAGAGAAAATCATAATTCATATTCTATCGTGTGGCACACGTGGACGAGTTCCTAACGTGCTTGGCTTCCAGCTACTGAGCCATGTGGTTAAAATCATAGCTCACGGATATTTATTGCTTATTCCGTGTGAGGTACATCCAAAAGAATTGCAATACGTAATCAGTTGTACGAACATCTGTATGCACAGAGAAATCTGTGAGCGTAAATAAAACGTGTGGAGAACGCTGAGGGGTTATCCGCCTGAGTCCTTCGGGATTCAGACAAGTCCTCAGAGGGCATGACGTTCACGCAAATGGCGTGGACCGACGACGAGCGGCGCAAAGAGAGCGTGTGTCCTGGCAATGGCTGCGTGCGTGGAGACATTCACGCAGCTCCTATTTTATTCACCATTTAAAATTTATAGAATTATGTATAAGAAAGTAGTATATTATCTTAGAGCGCATAAATTATGTGCTGTCCTTGAAGTATTAGTGAGCATCGAGATGAAAACCCGCTTCCGTATTAGAGAGAAGCTTCTTGACTCTTGGTATAATAAAGTTGGACGTTATTCTCAAGACGTACGAAAAGAGATGCGTTTGTGGTACGGATGGCGTGCGGACTGGTCAAAACTATCCATAAACGAAAAGCGCACCATCTTTTGTTCCGTGATGTATTACTAAGAAGCCAAAATTCAAGCCTACATTTCCGTGTAGGCTTTTCTATTATAACCATTAAACATTTAGAATTATGAGTACGATAACATTAGATTGCAGAGGGAGGAGAATGATGGAGTTGTACATCGCCGATTTGCAGACGATATACGCCCACGTTGAGTTTATGAGCTACAACGGGAAAAAGCTCGTTGTGGCTGTTTTAGCCTAAATTCTGTAGCCAGTACGATAATTGTCGTGCGTGGCTACAGTACGATAATTAACCATACAATTCAGAATTATGAGACAGAGACAGATTATTTACGCAAGCACTATAATTGTGCTTGGGTTTTTTCAGAGCGTGCCAGCGTTCCTGTGCTTGGCAAGTACGATAATTGTGCTGAATGTGCTTGGAATCTTTTATATGATTCTGCTTGGCACGTTCTGGAGCAGTACGATAATTGGGAGATGGTTCTTCAAGGAGTTGTGGCGTTCAACGCTGCGCTTGGAGAATTTCATCCTGCCAATGAATGAGTAAACTTGGAAAGTACGATAATTGTGCTTGGAGAATTTTAGCCTAAAATCTGCCTAGGGAATCTAGGCAGTACGATAATTAACCAATAAACAATTAGAGATATGGAAAAGATTTTAAAGCAGAAGAGTTTATTTTCCCTAGTGTTGGTGGTTCTCGTGAGCGTATTGAGCGGTGTGATCGCCGTGTCTGGTTTTGCGCTTGGAGACTTGCAGGCTGTGATTTACTCGGCAATCCTGGAGATGTGCGGTCTGTTCTTGATAGCCATCAGCGTGGACCACATTCAGCAGGAGATAGACGACCTATGGGATATGTAGCCTAAAATTTCCGCTTGGAGAGATTCAGGCGGATTCTATTATTCACCATTTAAACAGAATTAGATTATGAAAGCAATTAGCAAAGCGCAGGTCATAGACCTCATGGATGTCCTCAACAAGGACGGAGTGGATAACACTCAGTGGGCAATCAACACATTCGTTGCACCTGTGAAACCTGAGAAATGGTACGGTGCGAACGACACTGGCTGTGAGAACTTGCAGCCTGGCGCATATTGTGCGCTATGGGTGGACGACACCGAGTGCAGCAACATGCCATCCGTAGGCAAGTGGATAGACAAGAAATTGAGCGATGGCAATATTGCTCTGCTTGACTATAAGGAGGGATGGATAATAATCATCTGCCTTGACTTACTGTAAGCCAAAAACGTGCGTGGGCGTTTTCCCACGCATACTATGTCAAACCAAAAATCACAGAATTATGAAGAAATTAGATTACCCTGAGTGGGAGACGTACAGAGAGTATTTGCGCACGAGCATCTTGCCTAAGTTGCATGAGATTCAGAGAGACACGTTTGCCAGCGGAAAATTCTCTTTCGAGATATACATCGAAAGAGAGGGATACGTGAGCGTGTGCGTGTACACAGGGAGCAAGGAGACAAAGGACTTGTATTGTGAGCAATTCTCGTTTTTCTATACACTACGTCCCGATAAGCTCGACGAGTTGTATGACAAGGTTGTTGAGTACATCAAGAAGTTCTTAGCCTAAATTTGTGCTTGGCGATTGCCAGGCACTCCTACAAACCAAAATTTCAGAATTATGAGCAAATGGGTACAATTTTATCACAAGATCACTAAGTACGACCTCGCTAACCACAAGTTTCTGTGGGGACAGGAGGAACTGGTGGAGATGGTGGGCATGGATAGCATCATGCCTGTGGACGCAAGATTCAGTATGGCATCCATACGTGCCGAGATTCAGAGGAAGATTGACAGCATGAAGAGAATAGAGGGATTCGACCCTTGCGCATTCTCCATACTGAGCGGTCCGAGCCTGTTGTGTGCGCACGAGAGCCAGGTTTACGACCTTTGAGCCGAATCTGGGCAGTACGATAATTCGTGCTGCCTGCTATTAACCAAAACAGAATAGATTTATGAAGAAAGAAAAGATTGCCGGTATCGACAGGCCTTACACCTCGATAGAGCTTGGAAAAATCATTGAAAGATACATCGAGGAGGAAAATTGGGCGAGCAAAGCGTGTCTCGATTATTACTCTGCATGGGATTTAAACGAGACAGAGATTGTGAGCGAGGCTTTCGACTCGTTTTCCATCACCACCTTTGGCTCGAACGAGGGAATCTACACGGATTTCTACATCGAGTATCAAGGCAGAGAGAAAATCTGCCTTCTTACAGCCAAGACGCTTGGCACGACAAAGGAGTATTACGTGAAGATGCACGAGATGGCAGCTAACGTAGGCTATAGGTTTGACGAGTTTGTCCGAAAGAACCTGGATAATTTCCTATGGAGCGGATATTCCGTATCATTCGTTGATAAGGATGGAGCAGAGCATAACTCGGTTATTTGTGGAAACATGGAACGAGTAGCATACAATGCCAACGAGCTCCGCAAAGAATATGGTGCAGTGAAGGTGTTCTACGTGGATAATTACACACGCAAGAAGAAAGAGTACAAGTTTTAGCCTAACAAGGTGTAGCCCTTCTGTAGGGCTACATTACAATTATTAACCATCAAAATTCAGAATTATGACAGACGGAGACAGAAAGTTCCTCATGCGCTTGGTACAGGCGCACAAGAGAGTAATCGACGAGGATTGCAAGGCGAAGAAATTGGACGACAAGGCTTACTTTAGAAGAGCGAGCCGTGCGGACAAGGTTGCACGTGAGATTGAGCGTGATTTCTGTAAGCCTCGCAGGTTTTGAGCCAAAATTATTCTGTGCGGTATATCTGCACAGAAACTATGTCAAACCCTTAAAACATTAGAATTATGAAGAAGAACGTAAGAGACTACAAGGTGAACGGAAAACAGTACGCATATATCCTTGACGCAATCGTTCCCGAGAACGTCGATATTGACTCAGACGGAATGAGCGACAGCGAGAAGATGATCGTATTGTTGGAGCAATTCAACAAGGAGGCGAATTATCCTTACAACAAGCAGTTATACAAGAGCGTGGTAGAACGTTTCTGCGAGTGGACTAAGGGGCTACCTTCTGTATTTTGCATCGAGTTCAATCCGTACAACATCAAGCAGATTGGTAAGTCTTGGGGATATTGCCAGACAGAAAAGAAAGCGGATAATTTCGCGGAGAACTGGTTTATGAGCATTTCCTGCAAGGTCTTCCAGCTCGCTCACAGACTTGGTGTTGACACCACGAAGTACATGTAAGCCAAAAAAAATCCTACGCAGAGATGCGTAGGTGCCACAAACCAAAATTTTATAGATATGAAAGAAGAGAACATTACAAAAATCGAGATTTGGTCTCGTGGAAAGAATCGAGACGTGTATGGCAACCCTTATTTTGCATGGATTGCGAAAATAGGAGTGAGTCACGTCAGCTACTTCCGCTACATCACCATTCACATGGATATGATGGCAGGAAGTAGTTCAGAGCGAGATTGCTTGATGTGGGCGTGCCAAGGAATAAACGAGTCTCTTGGTACAGATATAAGAATGGACGACAAGAGAATAGTACACCATTACAAGCACGCTTCAAGAGACTCAGATTTGCTTGACCCTACGAAGTGGAAGATTTAAGCCTAACAAGGTGCGCCCAGGGATGGGCGTGCCTTCCATTGTTTAACCCTTTAAATTTGTGAATTATGGCAAAGAGAAGAAGCAAGACTGCGGAACAGCAGGCTAAGTTCTACGAGGTAGGAGAGAGCGCAGAGTCATTCTACGAGTATTTGGTTGCATCGCTTGACAACGGACACTTTAAGCAATACAAGGAATTGTACAAAGAGCTGTCTCTTGTCGAAAGAAAGAGCTACGTTCAGTGGCTGTTTTATGGCGGTGTGGTCAATAATGTGGAAGAGTACATCGTGAATTTGTTCTAAGACTAAAACAATCCTCATCCTCATGGGTGGGGATTTCCATTATCAACCATTTAAACAAGTGAATTATGGAAAAGAACATTGTGGAAGTTGTTAGCAACAACAAGGGAGAGGTCATCGAAAAGGTGGCTGACTACATCGGCATCGAGGAGTTTGCGAAGTCCATCGAGGAGCTTTACAGAGAGTGCCTGGATAATTTCGACAACAAAGAGGAGCTTGAGCAGTACATCAACGACCTGTACGACGACGAGAATCACATACACAACCTCGCTTGGGAGTTCGCTCACGAGGTCAACAGAGACATGAAGAAGTATCTCCACATGGATTCTCACAGAATGGATGGCAACTTTGCTGACATAGAGAATGATTATCCGAAGTACAGAACAGGCACATGCTGGCCTACCGACTACGACGGAGATGATTACTTCGACCTGTTCCCTGAGATGGTGAAGCGTCTTGACGCAGCCGAGGACAGCGAGAGAGCCAACGACGACAGAGAATATCTATCGTCGTGGTATTTCTACGCATTCGGCACGTTTGGAATCAAGTACAATTTCTCGAACGAGCTTCAAGATCTGAGCTATGACCTCGAAAGAGAGGAGGAGTTCGCTCCTACAGCCTAAAAATTCTCCCCTTTCATGGGGAGATTCAAGTATTAACCAATAAACTATGAGGTATGAATGAGAAGACAAAGAAAGATTTAGAGGAAATCTTCGACGACGACTTGCTGAAATGCGAGATCGTAAAGAGCGTTGAGAACGAAGACATCAAAGCTTCGCTCCTCAGATGGGTTGCCGACGGAACATTTTCCGTTGCGGCTGTCATCAAGCCAACGAAGAAGCTGACAATCTCTCAGCAGATAAGCAACGAGAAGGACGCACGTGAGTACTTCAAGAAGTGGTACGATGACGTGTATGTAGCCTAAGAAATGCGTGGTGAAATATCCACGCTACCATTGTCAAACCATTTAATATGAATAGATTATGGAATTTAAGAAAGGAATCGCCTACGTAGGTCTGTGCGACGTATGGGGCGGAAAGATGTGGTTCTGCGTGTCTCCTGAAAAGACGGAATGTAGCCATTTCTGGACGAAGAAGGAGTGTGAGAAGTATATCAGGGACAATTTCTCTGGTAGCGACAAGAAATATCTACTCAACAAGCTAAGAGAGCGTAAGGGCAGAGCAGTGTTGTATCATTAAAGGAATATCGTAATGGAAGTACACGTAAGACTGAAAGGTGACTGCTATTGTATGAATACCTACTGCCATACGCTCAAGGAGTTTATGGAGATGAGAAACTTGAAACGCTCCGACATCGCCGAATGGTGGAAGGAGTAGTCTAATTAGAGGGAGCTTGCACGCTCCCTTTCTATTCACCAATAACAAAAGAATTATGAATCAGAAAATCAGAACACAACAGAAGGGTAGTGACGTAGTTTACAAGATTGGCAGAAAGATAATCTGCTATCGCAACGGCTACACGTATTCCATCGGAAAGCCATCGGACGCTTGCGTGTCGAGTTTCACGGCGTTGTCGGAGAACATCGCACACGAGCGTTGCATGGAGATTTGCGAGAGACGTATCCTCGCAGAGATGAAGTACAACAACCCTGTGGCGTACAATGCTCACAAAGTATTGAACGCATTAGCCTAACAGGTAGCCTTCGGGCTATCGCAACAAACCATTAAACAGATAAGATTATGAAGAAATTTAGATTGTACGTAGTGAAAGCAGGTCACAGAGACGAGAGTAAATTTGAAATCGTCAAGGACTTCAAGGATGCAGAAGAAAGAGCCAAGGAGCTCTTCGAGGCTGCATGGAAGGACTACCCATGCGACGACACCTATGTCGATTGCGTGGAGTCCGAGTACGAACTTCAGGAGGACCACCTCGTTATGGTAAAAGACTACTACGGCGAGGTGTACTGGAAAAAGATGGTGTTCGGCGACTTCGGCTTGTGTCCTTTGTACGCTCGCTTGCTCGATGATGACGAGGATGCGGAGTTGCAGGAGTGGAGAGAGGAGGTTGAGCGCAATGTGTTTGACCTTTCGCAAGAAGAGCTAAAGAAGCTCCGTGGTCAGATCTGCGTAGGAAGCGTTTATCTCAGCGACTACGATAACGAGTTCAACATTGACGAGAGCGCACTTTATAACGAGTGCGAATCCTACTTGTATTGGTTGGACGAGGAGAAGCGCGAAGATACCCCTGACGAGTTCGTCTACTACATCAAGGAGGTAGCCTAAAAACGGAGGGCGTTTGCCCTCTGCCAATTATCAACCAAAAAAAGTAAAGATTATGAAGTATTACGTATCAGTGACAGAGACCTTGAACAAGGTCGTTAGTGTGGAGGCAGAGAGCAAGAAGCAAGCAAAACAGCTTGTGCAGGATGCATACGACAGAAGCGAGATTATCCTTGGCTCGGACAATTTCTGCGGAGAGACCGTAGAAATCGAAGACGACCAGCAGTTCTATGTGGACGCAGAGAAGGATGGTCCTGTATATCAAGAAATCAAGCCATGACTTGCCTCGGCGATTTATGGAGCACTTACGATGATTATATCGATGGTTTCCTTGACCAGCAGTGCTCCTACTGGGGAGGCGACATGGAAAGTCACCTTACAGACGAAGAGTTCAAGGAGTACATCAAGTATTGCAAAGCCAAAACAAAGGGAGAGTAATCTCCCTTACTATAACCAAAATATTAAGAGTATGACAGAAAAAGAAAGAATCGTAGAGGCTATTGTCTGGCACGTCAACTTTAGATTGAATGGAGTCGGGGAGATGTATGTAATAAATGGCAAGTTGGGATGGGTTGGCATACAACACGAGAACAATGCCGACTTGTCGTTCCTTGAAATGATAGGAATAAAGATTCCGCCATATTATGAGGAAAAACATTGGTTTAGAGACAAGTCTGATTTTAACCTATTCCTGACAGACGAAATCTACAAGAAAGTACGAGAGGATTTTGCAAAACACAAGCACACAGATAAAGTAAATTAAAAAAGTGAGCTATATGGAAAATCAAGCAGAGTTAGCTGATAAGCTCGTAGCGTGGGTTTGCTCAGACGAGTTTTACAAGAGGCAGCACGAAGCTGACTTACGTCTTCAAAAATGGTTCAATAACTGGCAAAAAAGAAAAGCCAAAAAAAAGCGCAGCTAAGGACTGCGCACAATAACCAAAAAAGTAGAATTATGAAGACAATTACATTAGGTAACAAAGATTATCAGATTAGAATTATTCCTGAAACTGGATACCAAGCTACAGATAATGAGCGTGGTTCAGCCATTATAGAGTACGTCTGCACAACATTTATCGGGAACTATCCTATTCGCCAGGAGAATGGGACAAGAAGGATATACTTTGATAAGGCTGGTAACGTGTATAAGACCAACAAAAGCAAAAAAATTTGGTTTAACTACATTAATAGCTAAAAAGTACAGACAATATCTGTACTTCAACAAACCAAATACAATAAGAATTATGAATGAAGACAAGATCCTACAAATGTTCTTCGAGCCCGAGCGTTGGCAGTATGCCATCGACAAGGGTCTTGTGAAGGACATGAGCAAAGCAGTTATGTATCAGCTCACCACACCTGAGGCGAGACTGGAGATGTACAGAAGGATTCGTGACGGCAGGTACAAGATAATGCCGCCTCACACGGCTAAGATTCCAAAGGACAACGGAGATTTCCGCACGGTCTATGTGAACGAGCCTTGTGACAGAATCCTGTTGAGCATAGCCAACGACCTCCTGTTCGAGCTGATGCCGGAGATGACACACCCACGATGCAAGTCGTACCAAAAGGGAATCGGCTGCGGTCGTGTGGTGCAGGAGGTGTCGAGGAAGATATGTTCCACGCGTGGAACAATCCTTGGCTGGAAGTCCGACTTGTCCAAGTACTTTGACAGCGTGCCCATCAATTACATTGACGAGGCGTTCGACAGAGTGGAGGAGAAGTACGGAAAGTCAGCGTTGATTGCGGTCATTCGTGACTACTACCACACGAACATATACTTCGACACGGAAGGAAATCTCTGCGAGAACTACCAGTCCCTCAAGCAGGGATGCTCTGTTGCGGCTTGGCTCGCCGACGTTGTGCTCTACCATATAGACGATCAGCTATCCAACCTGAAAGGCTACTATGTACGCTATTCTGACGATACGCTGTTCGTTGGCGAGGACTACGAGGAGGCGATGCGAATAATGCAGGACGAACTGATGAAGATGCAGATGAAGCTCAACCCTAAGAAGGTTGAGTATCTTGACGCACAGCATTGGTTCAAGTTCCTGGGCTACTCCATCAAGGGACACGACATCTCGTTGTCTTCCACTCGAATTAAGACCTTTCAGAAGGAAATCGAGAAGAGGACGATCAAGAAGCGTGACACCACGATGGCGAGAGCTATCAACGCCGTCAATAGGTATCTCTACAAGGGATGCGGAGAGTTCTCGTGGGCTACACAGGTGCTGCCGGTCATCAACGTCAAGGAGGACATCAGCACCCTCAACACCTTTGTCATGGACTGCATCCGTGCGGTCAAGACAGGCAAGAGGAAGGTCGGTGGACTCGGGTACGTGAAGACGCAAGCCGTAGGTTGCATAGACCGAGGGCGTGGCAGGAACGTGAGAGCCAACAGAGGGAAGACGGAGAGCGAAATCAAGGGGTATCTATCCATCGGTTGCGCACAGAATGCGATGAGAACTCGCAAGGCTGCGTACAATACGTTGGTCGCTACCCTTTGACAGAGTTCCTGGCGCAAGGGTTTGTCGGTATGGAGGCGAGGTTTAACAATCCGGTCGTGTATAGCACCGAGGACCAATCTCTTCGCAAGAGATGGTCCGTCCGTGCTTCCTAACCAGGATTCTATCGAAGACATAAAGTAATGCGCAAAGCCTCAACGCCGACAATCTCCGTGACCGAGCACAAGGACGTGGAAGAAGGACGGACGAGTTTAATCTCCTGCCTCTGCAACATCATCCAAGGGTCGCTAATCCCGAGCCAAGTTTCATACCTATCGGTATTCAACTTGAGATTGGGATTAGGAACCTTGTATGACGCACAAGGCAGGCAATATCAATAACCTATCGTTATGTGCCAGTCCGTATGACTTTCACAGGTGGCGCACACCGCCAAGGATTGACGAACGGCAACGTTTATGCGACAGGTCTCTAACCAGACTCAGACGCCGAGGTTTACGCGCTATCACGCATGCACCTCAGGCGTCTGAGTCTGGCGACTTCCTGTTGCTAATCAGAAAAATAAATCAATGTGCCGAGCCATCGGTCAGTCCAAGAGCTATCGCAAGCCAAAAGGGTACGCAAGTAGGCGAGGTTTACTTTCCCGCTTTGAGATAACGCGGCAGGAAAGCCTTATCATGCCATCCTGCCGCGTAACAAGCTGGTAACATCAGTGAAATAAAGCCAAGCGACGAGCCGATGAGCGTACCTACAAACAACCAAGGGCATTGCAGCCCGCGTAACCAAGAATAGAAAATTTAGTGCCACGTGTTGAATTAGATACGACGGATGTGGTTACATCCGTCGTATCCTGCAAGCATGTGACTTAATCGAGCGAATACACTCATGCAACGCTCTACCGAGGTTACACTATAGCTATTGCGAGCCGAAAACGTGCGCAAGAAGGAAACATTTACGAAACTGTTTGAAGGCATCCTGATCTTCGCAGGTGGTTACCTGGATGATCAGGACTTACATACAGTTTAAATCAAGCTCATAAAGATACGCAACGCATCCTTTGAGCGCACAACTATTAACCAAATAATTAAGAATATGACATACGACGAGATTATCAAGGCGGTAGAGGATGGCGCAAAGTTCACCATCAACTTCCAAAAGAGAACATGCAGAGTGAACGGAAAGGTTGTTATGTCCGAGGAGGACAAGCCGAACGATGTTCCTTACCTTACGCATGAGGTGGTAATTCCTGCGATAGAGCAGAGATACGAAACCTACAAGCATTCCGTTCCGTCGGAGCGTTCAGAGTCGCATCGCAGACAATATTTCAAGGCTTTGCCCGAGAAAGAACTGTCGGACGAGGACATGATGTACGGAGAGAGAAGAGAGGTGGCGCGATGCAAGCTGGAGTTGTATATACTCATACAGCTGCTACGTGGAAACCTCGCATGGGAGAGTAAATGGGGAACTTGGTTCTGGCAGTCCGATAAGGACAAGGACCTCATCATCCTCAGAGACTGGATTGAGCCAAACAAGGGTGGGGCGTAAGCCTCATCCACAAGAGTTAAATAAATTAATTATCAACCATTTAAAATTTTAAAGAATATGAAACAGATTGCAACAATCACTGGTGAGAACTTGAACGTAGTAGTTAAGAACGTAGAGGCATCCGCAAAGGAGGCTCCCACTCAGAAGAAGACCAAGGCGGAGAAGCGCATGGACACGTTGAGAGCGTTGGGCTACGACATGAGCAAGTACTTCACGCTCGGAGACGAGCAGGTCGTTGAAATCAAGGACGGCAAGGCTGTCCCTGTGGATTTCGTGCAGATTGCACCAGACGAGGACGACGTTGTGGAGAAGAAGCTCGTGGAGGGCGGATACGTGAACAACTGGAAACTATTCCGCCGTTGGGTGATGAGCCAGATGTTTCACATGTTGAGAGACATGGAGAAATACGGCAAGTCATTCAACGAGGTATTGCAGCACAAGAGCTACGAGTACCAGTGGAGAATGTTGGAGAACGAAGCGTATGCTCAGATGAAGATGCAGAAGCACGGAGACTCCGACAACGCGAAGATGCGCAACATGTGGTTCAATGGTGAGGTAGCCTCCGACATGGCAGCAGACTACATCAGTAAGCTCAAGGCATACGTTGATGACAACCTCATCTATCGCGTTGATAAGAAGACCGGTTTGCTCGACAAGGAGCACTACAAGCACACTTGCCACGGACTTCCATACGTTCGCATCAACAACAAGAACATCTTCGTAGCCGACTTGCAGAAGAAGGTGTACGCTCCACTCTATGAGATGGCCAGCACCATGTGTTCTACGGCTTCCTATGAAGTTCTTTACAGAACAATCAAAAACTTCAACAAGGTGCGTAAGCACCTCTACTGGAATACCAAGCAGTCAAACGACTTCATCAACGCCTACAAGGGCTCTGGTTCTTACTTCACGATGAGAAACCTCATCATGTTCCATGGTGTACGTTTCCGCATCGGAGGCAAGTTTACGTCAGAGGCTCAGTCGTTGAAGCATCTCGACATTCTGGCGAAGGATTGCGTTGGCCACAACGAGGGATGGAGAATGCTCGGCATCCTGAAGGAACTCATCAGTGAATCTGGCATCTCGATCCAGGGAAAGATTGACGAGTGGAATAAGTAATCAGAAACTCGTGAGGCTTGCCACCTTTGGCATGGTCGCTCGGCATCAATTCAGAAGAGCTTCTGCAAGAAGGATCATCGTCCGGCAAGGTTAGCCGGCTCAGATCCTTCTGATAAAGCTCTCTACATCGAAGGTCTAAAGAGAGGCACGAGCCGAGAGCCATGTCAGCCAAAAGCCCTCCTTGCTTGGAGGGTACAATGTATAACTAATAAAAACGAAGAATTATGAAGAAGTATGAAGTACAAGTTAAGGAAATAAGCTACGCAAGCACCATCATCTATGCTAATTCCGAGGAAGAAGCCAAGAACATCGCCTACAACGACTGGGCGGACGGAGAAATCGAGATGACTGGAGGCATTGACTGCGAGACAAGCGTAGTAAGAGAATTTTAGCCTAAAATGCGTGGAACATTTTGTTTCACGCTCCAATTTCAAACCAATTAATTAAAAGCAAAGAATTATGAAAGAAATTAGCATTGACACAAGAAACTTGATTCCTGCGCCACTGGATGACAAGAACGTTTTGGTGGATGGAGTAATGGACAGCCTGTTCGACGACCAGGATTACACGTTTGACAAAAATGAGTACCTTGGCTTCGTCGGAGGCTATCCTACTTATGCCGAGCATCACGCAAACTTTATGAAAATCATACTCGCAAAGCCTATAAACGATGTCTTGTCTATAAACTCATGGGGAAGTGCGGTCGTCGAACACCTTACGCTCGGCGAGAAGAAAGATGTCATGATGGTGCTCGACACCGTGAGATGCCAGTACATCGACGATTCGGACTATGTAGCCGTTCCGTACATCATGTCGTTCGTCATGCACGACAAGGAAATCACGGTCATGTTCCATTGGAACGCAGAGGACGAAGACAATTAGCCAAACAAGCCTGTACCTACATACAGGCTCCTATACATAACTCGATTTGTTTAAATGGTGAAAAGGAGGTCTGTCGTGAGACACGCCTCCTTCTTTCATCCCTAGTATTAACCATTTAAAGTTTTAGAATTATGAGCAAAAGAAATTACTGGGTGTTAACAAAGGAGAACATGGCAAAGCGTATCGCAAAGGCACAGTCAGCCTATGAGGACGCAGTTGACAACGTGAATGACCTTCACGTCAGCATCAGCGATGGGAACACCAAGCTAGGTGCCATCCCTTCCGTTTCCCTCATTCCTGTAATGGACTGCGGAAACTGCGGCATCTGTAGCAAGTCCTGCTATGACTTACGTAACGACCTTATCTACAAGGAGGTCATTAAGTCCAGGGCAACGAACTCCGCAATCCTCCACGAGGATCCAGAGCGTTACTTCAAGGAGATAGACGGTTACCTCAATTACAGATTCCCTCGCGCCTTCCGCTTCCATATTGGTGGAGACATCAAGGACGAGTGGTATCTAGGGAAGATGTGCGAGATTGCGAGAAATCACCCCGAGACTAAGTTCCTGGCGTTCACCAAGATGTTTAAGGTGTGCAACGGATACATCGACAAGGGCAACGTGATTCCCGAAAACATGCACATCCTATTCTCTGGATGGCTTGGCCTGGACATGCCAAACCCGCACGGATTCCCGGAGGCGCACCCAATCTTCGAGAACGAAACGTCAGCTCCAGAAGGCACGATGCTCTGCACAGGAAACTGCACGGAGTGCCTGAAGGAAGACAGGCTCTGTTGGAAGATAGGAAATGGACAGGCTGTCGGATTCCTCGCCCACTAAGCAAAAAGCCCTCTTCGGAGGGTCCCATTTGTCTAACAAATAAAAATAAAGTGAATTATGGCAAGAACAGCAAGTAGAGCGACTAAGATGATCTCAGCCGCCGACATTATGAAGAAGAAAGGCATCGAGCAGAGAGAGATGGACATGAACGCCTTCAATACCGTGGTGGAGAACTTTTTCCTCACCCATGAGGCGAAGGACACCATACTCCTCATCCCGAAGCGTTTCATAGAGATGGAGAACCCGCCAGAGGGAGACTTCATCGACTATCTCGACGACACGATATGGGCAAGGAAGGCAGACGACCCTGACGACCCGTTCGACTTCATCAACTACAAGATGATGGAGAAGAACGGGATGATTCGTCCGATATTGTTCGTCAACGAGCCATTCATCGGCAATGCGGCGGGATTTCTTAGAGATTTATGCGGCTTCGTTGTCAAGAGCAGAACACGAAAGAAGAGAAAGGAATACATCGTGTCTCTGCCGGTGTAACAGCCAAAACAATGCGTGGAACAAAATGTTTCACGCTTCTATGTCTAACCAATAAATTATGAAGATTATGAATGTGAATGATTTATCAAGAGACCAGAAGGTTGAGTTGAAGCAGACGATGCTCGAAAATGTGCTTGGGCGACAGCCGTCTTGGGGAGACCTTGCGGATGCAGACGACATCGTTAGCGACGAGCAGTTGAACGACGAATACGGAGGAACGAAGTTCTGCGACGACGATTTCTTCTGCTCTTGCAATTAATCAAAAAATGCGGTTACTAAATCAGTAACCGCTCCTACAAACCAAAACATTAAGATTATGAAGAAAGTAAAATTGGAGCCAGGCTACTACGAGTGGCACTTGGTTGACGAGAACGGCAATATTCTCCTCAACATCACGGACACAGACATCGACTACACGGAGACCGCCAAGGAGCTCTTGGAGGCCATCGACAATGTGTGGGAGGAAGCCTACGATGCAATAGATAGAAATATTGAGTTCAACGGCATCAAGCAAGGATACCTGGACGACGACTGGAAGTTCGTTGTTGCGAAGAAACTATTCGAGCACTACGACTACGACACGACGTTCCTGACGAGAGTAGAGAAATTCAGGGACGAGGCCTTGTCGATTGGCTATTGCTTGCAGGACTTGGGCATCCTCGACTGGTATATCCTGTTCGAGACAGCCCAAGAGAGTTAAATCCGAGTTAAAATCGGCAAAGGAGTAGGTTTATGTTTAGAAAATCACTACCTTTGCCACTAATAACCAAAGAAATAAAGAATTATGACAGAAGAAATCAGATTAAAGACAAGAGACTGGGAGCAGCTTCTCACCTATACACAGCAGCAGAAGTACAAGACTCCCATCAAGCAAGGGTGGTTCTGCGACTATCATGGGATAGAGTGGAGACACGAGACGTTCTACGGAGCGTACATTTGGAAGTACCCAAAGTACTTGAAGGTGGTCCGCATGTTCGAGAAGATGCTCGGGCACAAGCCTCAGTGGTCCGATGTAACGGACGACAACCTCAGAGACCTGTTCGAGGAAATTACCCAGAACTACGCCCCAAACTCTGCCAAGACCCTGTGCGCTACCATCAAGGCTGTGATACGCGAGAACGACGCAACGAGGGTAATACCTTCGCAGCAGTTCAATAAGGTGCTCAGGGCAAAGCAAGTGCCGGTGCAGGCTGTTTACCTCACCGACGAGGAGATAGACCGCATCATAAAGTACAACCCTCGTGGCGCAATCAAGAGATACGTTCAGCGCATGTTCATCATGGAATGCCTCTGCGGTGCTCGCAGGAGCGACTGCGAGAGGATGACCACCGAGAACATCGACGAGACCGGGCATTTCTTGGTGTACGTCACACAGAAGACGAAGGTGGAGGTCAAGGTTCCTCTTCACAAGAAGCTGCGCCCGTTCCTCGTGTGCGGTACAGGAGACGAACCTCTACCGAATACAATCAGCGAGAAGTGCTTCAACGAGAACCTTCGTGACATCTGTTGTGACTGCGGTATCAACACCTACACCAAGGTGTTCATGGGAGGAAAGGAACAGACTGGCATGAAGTACCGTTTCGTTACGTCACACACCGGCAGACGCTCGTTCGCCACGAACCTGTCGAAGAAGGGTGCCTCGTTGGAGCAGATAGCAATTATGATGGGCCACATCAGTTCAGGAAAGCCCAACATCCAGATGACCCAACGCTACATCGTCAGCAAGACGGAGATAAACAGCGACACGCTGCGACTCTTCGGTATCTACGACCCTGACTACCTTGGGTAGGAGCCAAAAAAATGAGGATGACCAATATCATCCTCTTCTATTATTAACTAAACTTTTGAAATTATGAATAGAAAAGAAATCAAGGAGTACCAACAATCCCTGGACGATATGCCTCGCTGGAAGCTCGTCAAGGAGAATGTTAAGATGAAGAAACGACTTGATGCCCTCTCGAAGATTTGCGACACGGAGGATGTATATAACGCCTATAACGAACAACAGAGAGCACAGCGTGACTTAATGATGGCTAACAGACATGTCGCCAAGGTCAAAGAGGTCTTGCAGAAAGCATTGACGGAGCGAGACATCAAGTACAATGACAAGTGGGACATAAAGACCCTTGTACATTTCCTCGTCAGAGGAACGGATCAGCAAAGTATCAACCAATAAATAGCAAAGAATATGATAGAAGGAGTAGAAGAAGAAACGCTCAAGGAATGGGCGGACGAGTGCAAGGAGAAGTTCGACAAGCTCTTCATTCAGACCATCCAGAAGGCTCTCACTGGCGAGATTGGAACAAACAACCAGATGGTAGAGGAGCTAAAAGGCCTCAACTGGAGATTCGAGGATGAGATGGAGGACTACACGAACGGGTTCATTGGCGATCTTGACGGTGGTTGGATAGAGCACTTCGAGAACGCCGAGAGAGAAGGAACGAACGTTATATTTGTAGCGAAGGATTGCCTTGAATGTCTCGGTATCGCCGCAAAGGTAATGAACGAACAGGAGTATTTCGTAAACGAAGACGGAAAAGTCTCTGACGAGTTCGGCAATCGACTGTCTTCGGACCTGGAGCATCGTGTCTTCGAGGTGATCCCCGGCGGCAAGCAATAGCCCCGATTAGCCAAAACCAGGGAGCTTCGGCTCCCGACAGTATTAACCAAGCCCTCGACATCACGGATAAGTCTATAGAAAATGAAAGAGCAGAACATCAATTATGAAGGTTATAATGTAACTATCAAGGAGGACGATGATAATTACTACATCGACTTCAACACAGGCTTGGGTGAAGGTATCTATCCTAAGGAGGATTGGGCGTTGGATAAGGCTTTGTACGACCAAGCACACATCTATGACGAAAATAAGTAAATAACACATTCAGCCCTACGCATCACGGTCAAGCGAGAAACTTATGAAATACTTAGTAAACATTGATGGAGACACTAATTATATGAGTGTTGAGCTTACTGCAAATGTAAGCAAGAAGGTGGAGTTTAATGTTCGCAATAATCCTGCTATTCGCAAGACTGCGATATTGACTGCCGAGGTCTTAGAGATGCCGACAAAGGAGCGCACTGGCAGCGGTATTGTTCGCATCGAGTATGTAGAGAGCAGAAACAAGACAAGTCAAGTTTGCACAATAGCAAAGCTAGATAAATAACCCTTTAAACTTACGAATATGAAGAAAGTATTATTAGTGGCAATAATTGCCTTGGCAGGAGTTTCGTTTGGCTCTTGTAGCAGTAGTGACGATGATGATAGCAATTCTCCAACCGTCAAGTATAAAGTACACGACAACAATATAGTTGGGGTATGGAGAAGCGGAAACGACCGTTTTGTATCATTTTCGTCAGACAACTATAATTCATCTTTGCTGAACAATAAATTCATTGATGAAGGTGAATATGCGGTAAATGGGGACACAATAACTGTAGATAACCGATATTTTGGCAATACAACTAAGTATGTAGTCGATGGGATAAGCAACAGCTCACTCTCTGTTACCATTACGTACAACGACAGATGGGAAGGTAAGAAAACAGAAAAAATGCAATTTACGAAAGCAGATGACAAGCCTTGTTCAAAGAGTAACAATCTCGTTGGCAAGTCTTTTATGGCGCAGTATTCGGTAAGTCACGGAAGCCAACATTGGAACAAGACATTTACTACGAACAATACGATAAGCTGCGTAAGAACAGATACGGAAAGTTCTACTCCATCAACATTCTATTATGTGTATCTTGCCCCAAAGATTTACTTTTACGTCATAAGATACAATGAGTTCTATTACGATACCGTCAGATACGATAATGTCGAGCTAAATGAGAATAACCAGATAAAATACATGGGGAGTCTATACGGAGAAAAGATGTATTAAATAGCTCTGATAAATCCGGTTAAAGAGAATCCAACCAAGCCATCCACCTCCTCGGTGGGTGGCTTTATTTTTTTTGCCTTAAATCGAGGAAAAACGCAGGAAAAGCACGAAAAACCAACGTTAAAACCATGGTTTTATGTTAATAAATGTTAGTAAATAACAGATTAACAACTGATAATTTGGTAGTTAACAGAAAACATGGTATCTTTGCAATCGCTTGTTAGTAGTTGCGCACTAATTCAGCGGACATACGACTATCAATAGGTGATTTACTCACCTTCACGATATACCCTATCCAAAGTTCGGAGCGCAACACGAACGGCGGATAGGGTTATTTTTTACCCCTATCTCAAAGTTTCAAGCAAAAGACATCGAGGTTCAATCCGTGCAGTCCTCTTCGGCTTATCACCGATATATAAAACTGCTCAGTCAGGTAAGTTACATTATGGTTGTGTAAATCCCGCAACGTGTCACCTCACGACGGGTGCCCATATTCCGAAAGGAAGAAAGCCGACCATAAAGAGCAAAGCCTTGTGGGTATCAAGAGACTTATGCTGGCTTTACAACGAGTACGACCACTATGGTATAGAGTATATATTGTAGTTGATAATAATTTAAGGTTCGGCTCGCTTGGCTATCCCATTTATTCTTATGGGTATAGAGGTGTTATGTAGATTATTAATTTTAACTTTGAGAGTATGGTTACAAACCAAGTAATGAAGAGACCAATGGGTAACTTTTTGGTCGAGCAGAGAACGAAGGATAGTATGTTCAATGCTACAAACTTGCTCAAACAATGGAATGATGCAAGTGGAGAGAAGAAGGAGATTACCAAATTCTTTGATAACGACAATACCAAGGAATTTATTTCTGCCTTGATGGAAGAGGAAAATTTAAATACGCAAAATTCTGCGTATTTGAAAACTCGTGGTAATAATGGTGGTACTTGGATGCACCCGATATTGTTTGTTAAGTTTGCTATGTGGCTCAATCCTCGTTTCGAGGTGCAGGTTATCAAGTTTGTGTACGACCAGATGTTGAAGTACAGAAACGATGCAGGGGACGCATATAGGGAGCTTGGTGCAGCAGTGCAAAAGATAGTAAGCAAGAAGTTTATGCCTGTGGCTATGTGCAAAATAGCACAGGCTATCAATTACGTAGTGTTCGGTCAGCACGAACACGAAATGCGCAATAAACAAGGTGAAGAGAGCAAGCAATACGAGTTATTCAATATGGAACGTCAGGTTGCTATGCTTATCAACGATGGTTTTATTCACTCATACGACCAAGTAATTGAATATTTAAGAAAGAAGTATAGTGAGAAATATTTACCATCAGTGTTACAAAAGAAATAGTTTTGTAATCATATAATTAAGTTTGCCTTTCTTGGTTCGTGAGAATAGAGAAGGCTTGTTTTTGAAACAATTAAATTATTAAGACAATGAAATATATGGGCAGCAAGCGTCGCATAGTCGGTGATATACTCCCGATTATGCTCGACAAGGAACATAGTACGTTCGTGGATGCCTTCTGCGGTGGTTGCAACGTGATTACCCACGTACCGACAAGCTACAGAAGAATAGCCAACGACAAGAACAAATACCTGATTGCGATGTGGAAGATGCTCCAGTTGGGTGCAGAGTTTCCTCACAAGATAGACAGGGACTTGTATAACTTGGCAAGGGACTGCTACCACGGAAAGATAACGAGCATTCCCGATGCAGATGTGGGTTGGATTGGCTTTATGGCTTCATTCAACGGTCGCTTCTTCGATGGTGGGTATAGCGGTCATCACGTTATAGGAAGCAACGGAAAGGCGAGAGATTATATTGCAGAGAATATTGCAAACGTCAAGAATGACGTTCCTCTATGTGGGGGGGGTGGAGTTTCACGCTGGCAGCTATGACGAGTTGGAGATACCCGACAAGAGTATCGTGTATTGCGATATTGCTTACAAGAACACGAAGCAATACGGTGACTGCCGACATTTCGACTACGACAAGTTTTATGCTTGGTGCATCGAAATGGCAAGCAAGGGACACAAGGTATTTGTCAGCGAATACCAAATGCCTTCCGAGTTCAGATGCGTTTGGGAAAAGGAGATTACCAACTCTATGCACCAGACCATAACAAAGAAGGCAACAGAAAGATTATTCACTTTAAGTTAGATTGAGATATGGAAGAATTAGAGATACCAGACCTATTCGCTGGATTCAAGAAAGAACAATTATCCCCTGTACCTGTGGTACGTGAGCCGTTGGGTATTATCGTCAAGATAGATAACGAGGAGGATTTCAGACACTGCTTCGATAAAGAAGGTGATGTTGAAGTCTTCACACAGATACTATCACAGATAGTTGGCGATAGGTACAGAAAGGATGGAAAGATAGACAAAAGTCCTCTTGTACCATACAAAGAAGATGGCGATATTATGTTTTACCTTAATGAGGTAAAAATAGGTAAGCTATATGGTGGTTACGTCTTAGTGGCACACTACGAGTACGCAAGCACAGTATCATAAGTTAAACTAAAAATAATAGTTATGGAAGAAATAACAGTTAAGTTCTATCAAGACGAGATAGATGTAATTTTGCAATGCGTTCAATATGCCAGAGTTTATGCGCAGAATTTTGATTTAGTAGATGAACAAGTGATAAAAACTATCGAAGAAAAATTGCGCAAGAAAAGCCTTGTGAGGTATTTTCGTGAACATCGTGGCGGACTACAAGAGAGTATGCAGACCTGCAAGAAGGTGTTCGACCTGAAGGATATTGCGGATTCATTCAGAGAGAACACAAACTTAGGTGTTGAATATTGGAAGAATTTCCGAATTGACCCGAAAGGTGTCGATGATAGTGAAAGATTGTCTTCGGTGTGGATAGATACCCATTACGTTCTTGCCGATGTTACATACCCAGAGCAAGAAGGAACGGTGGTAGTCGGTATGTGCAACTTTTACGAGGAAGGAGTGATAGAGTAGTATGGAAGATGGAACATATTGGCTGGAGGACACCCTCTATAAGACCAAGCGATATTACACTGTCAAGAATGGGTTCGTGGAAAGTGGCATCCACCCAAGCGCAACAAAGCTGTATGACTTTATGTATATAGCCGCACAGCTTGGGTATAAGTGGGGCAAGCTATGATTACAAACATCAAGATACGAGCCGAGCAAGGTGTGGGCATCACAATAGGTTGCTCACAGAACGGAAAAAGACTGGATATGACCGTACCATCAAACATAAACCTCGTTGCAGGAATGCTTGCCGAGGTTAGCTGCAAGATGGTCGGCCACAACAACAAACAATTAATCAAGAAAGAAAAATGAGACCAGCAGACAATTTGAGACTGACCGCACAGATTGCGGTATTGAAGGAGGTAGCCACTGACTACCCAGGAAAGACCATCGACAACATCATCCAGCAGATGGAAGCCAGAAGAAAGGAGGTGTCTAACAATGACTAAGGAAGAGTTTATCGCACTCCACGAAGAAGAGGAGAAACGGCACGAGGGCAAAATGAGAATAATAGACAGGGAATATGCACTAAGCAATAGCCCTGTCAAGGTCGGGGATATTATCGAAGACCACAAGTGCAAAATGAGGGTCGAGAAGCTATGTTTCGTCCGCTGTGGATATGACTACAAGAGAACAACATCTTGTTGCGCCTACAAAGGAGTAAAGCTAAAGAAGGATGGAACACCGTTGAAGAAACAGGACAACGAGGCTGTCTATCAGTACAACATCAAATCCATTAATGGTATTCCTTATGATTACAGTAAGTGAGTTTCCTTCCCTAAAGAGACGGTTCAGCGACATCTTCGGGCAAGACCTGCAAAAGTATATGGATGCAAAGATGCTCATCGTATGCCGAGCGTTGATGTTCGATGTTGTCAAGTTCTGCGACTGGCTCGAAAGTAAATACCCTGCCGAGTGCCGAGCGGACGGAACGAGCTACAAAGATGTAGTCTTGGCTAAGTTCGGTAAAGGTGGGGTGGAGTTAATAGAAAAATTAATCAGTGAATGATATGGATAAAAGAATAACAAGAAACAAGGCTGCTGAAATCCTTGGCGTGTCAAGACAAACTATCTCGAATTACATCAAGGATGGCTTACTTGGTGGCTTCAAGGACGAGAAGGGCAACACCTACGTCAATGCCGAGGACATCGAGCGATACGCAAAGAAGTACAAGTTTATCACCGTCAGCGAGGAAATGCTTGACAAGAAGCTGGCAGAGATAAAAGCTGCCAAGGAACAAGCAAACAATGAGCTGGCGGAGATACGTAAGGCACTCTTCTTCAAGCATAACTACAGAGCTTGCAACGAGGACGTGGAATATATGATTACAGCCCTCTACGAGGCAAGCCTTGTTCCGTACTTAAAGGCAAGGGAATACAAACTCTTGATGGCGTTTCTGAATGATGGAAATAAGTCCTTACTGGAGTTGTCTGAAGAGTACTGCTTAACTCCAGAACGATGCAGACAGATAATCAGAAAGGCTTGCCAAAAGTTCTACACACAAACAAAAGAGATAAGACAGGACATCAAGACCAACAAGGAATTGAAAGAAGAGGTCGAGTCTCTGAAATCAGCAATCAAGGCGTTACAGAAGGACTACGATACATTCCGTGTCGAGCACGGCGAGAAACAGATAAGCGATATTGTCTTTCCACCAAAGATACTCTCCACTCGCTTCATTGATTGCGACCTATCAGTCCGCTGTCTGAATTGCCTAAAGTCTTGGGATATTGATACATTCGAGGACTTGCTTACAAGGTACACTTGTATGAATGACTTGAAGAATATTCGTAACTTCGGCAACAAAACTTACTACGAGCTTTCTGACTTACTGGAAGAGCGCAACCTTATCTTCAAGAAAAGTGAGGAGAGCCTGGAGGAGTACTACATCAGATTGAACAAACACTTAACAGAAAAAGAATATGAAAGAAAAGATTAAGAATTGGCTTGGGGATAGTTCTGTAATATTTGCAGTCGCATACGCTGTACTGGCAATCTATATGTTCTTTGTGACGGATTGGGTTATCGATATTCTATGTTTGGCGATTTCGTTCTGTAACTTGGCTCTGTTCTTGAAAAACAGACAGATAAAAAAGCTAACGAAAAGAAACAAGGAGCTTTATGACCTTGCCAAGGACTGCAACGAGAACGAGAAGAGAGCCATTCAGACTGTTCAGTGGGCTTATGATGAGCTTCAACTTGAAATGCAGCGACACAGACTGACTGCCATACAAGGTATGAGATACAAGAATAAGGCTGACTTTATGCAGCGCAAGAAGAGCCTCAGCAAATATCTGAAATACGCACAGGCAGCGGATGAATTGTATGAGCAGGAGGTGAAGCGACTCCACGGAATGATGGATGAAATCAAAAAGGAGGATGATAAGCAAAAAGAGAAGCCCAAGGAGTAGTCCCTGGGCTTTTTCTATTTCTTGTCTGAGTTGAGGTAGTCTATCACTTTCCTGTTCGCATCGTCGATTGCCTTCGTGTCGTACTTGACGTACACGGAGGTAATCGACCTATCCCATATCGAATGCCCCAAAGCTCGACCGATTGTTTCGAGCGGTATTCCTATCTCGGAGGCGAACGTTGCCCATGTATGCCTGTTGTAGTAGCTCGATACGTTTGGTTCTATTGGGCTTTGGCTTTTCCTGCGCAAGTCCTTCGTGTCCCTTGGGCCTAGCCTTCTCAAAGCATGGTTCAGGTTAAGAGTGAAGCCATCAACGTTCTTGGCTTCAACAATATCAAGGAAGTCGAGCAGTCTGTCCTTCTTCCTGCTTTTGTGTCTGTTTATTATTTCCAATGCCTCCGGCTCTACCTTGATGTCGTAGAGACGACCTGTCTTGTTCCTGTAGTAGCTTATCCTTCCGTTATGAAAGTCTTCCTTCTTTAAGCTCAACAGGTCCGACACATTGATCCCTATAAGATAAAAACCGAGCATAAAGAAGTCTAAGTACGCCTGCGTCTTGCTTCTGTACGTCTTTGCGTCCCGGAAAGCCCTCATCTGTTCCAACGACAGGCAACGCTTCTTTGTGGTCTCTTTCTTCAACTTGATGGCGTGGAACGGGTAGTTGTTCGTCTTTCCCTCCTCGATTGCCACCTTAAACACCGACTTGATATGCGTGATGTCCGTAAGGATTCCGTTGTTGTTCCGCCCCTTGCTTTTCTCGTGGCTTATGAAGCCATCCACCCATTCGTTTGTCATAGACGCGAACGTGCAATGTGGATCATAAGCCTCCACGCAGCGTAGGGTTCGCTTGTATCCCCTTATCGTGTTCTCCCTTGACTTGCCGTTGGCAACATTCTCCATGAAGTCCAGGAACGGAGATTTCTCGCTTTTCTTCACTCCTGTGCATATCTCCTTCAGGTGGTCTTTCATTAACTCAACGGATTCCGTTCCGTGGTCAAGTATGTAACTCTCGCACTTGGAGAATATGTCTGCCAGCTTTCTCGTCTTGGCTTTGTTCGCCTTGTCCGAGCGTGGAAACACCATTCCGGAGAACTTCTCAGTTGTCTGGATGCCTGTGTACACATAGAATCTCTTTGCCTTGAACGTGACCGCGAAGTACACCTTGTTGGTCTTGGCCTCAACATATACCTTCATAACGATTTAATTTTTAATCATTCCTTATATCTACTTGCGTTACTTGCATATTACTTGCAAAAACACCCCTCAAAAGCCCTCAAAAGCCGTTAAAACTACTTAAATTAGCGAGGTATTTGAAAAGCATATTTTAAAGTTATCGTTGATAATCAAGTATTTATGGAGTTATGAGTGATTATCCGTTACTGTAATCATATTTATTCTGTAATTCCTTAATTATCAATTATTTATAAACTCTTTATTCTTTTTACTTGCAAATTACTCACACATTTGCCCACAAATGAGTTTACGTAGGCTTGGGATTTAGATTATATTAATGACGCTAAACATAATCTTTTCCGTACTTACATTGTCTTTAGAGCCCCGATAACCTTGAACACCTTAGTTATTGTAGCCTTGTTGATTTCTTGGTCTTCGTACTCATCATTGTATGCGTGAAGCGTTAGGTGCATGTCGTCAGATCCCTTGCGGACCACTTTGACCGTCCGAAGGTCGTTAGTCGTCATTATGGCATACACCTCGTTCATTGGCAAGAAACTCTGCCAGTCTTGTACTTCCTTCAGCGCAATGATGTCCCCATTGCTTATGAACGGCTTCATGCTGTCTCCCGATGTCCTGCACCAAAAGTCGGCTTTCTCGTACCCCGGTACGGAAATATGTTTAGACGGAACGTTCGGGGTATCGTTGTACATCATATCGAACCCCAATGCGAAATCCACGTCATAGAAAGGAATCTCGCATTCTTTCTTTTTATTCTTTATGGTCTCCGCAAACTTGACGGCAAACTGATTTTCTATCATAGCCTTTCCTTCGTCCGTGTAAGGCTCTCCGTTCCCATTGATGAGCCAATCCCTGTTTACGCCTACGTTGTCGCAAATCTTATCGACATCGGCTTTGGTTATTCTCATCGTCCCCTTCATCTTCTTTGCGAAGTTTGAAGAGTTGATGTCAGCTTTCACTGCAAAGGCGTTCGCCGTCAGTCCTCTGGATACCATGAGTTCTTTAATTCTAGTCAAAATCTCATCCATATCGACATTTACTTTTAAATATGTAACTAAAATGGCGAGTTAAACAAATAAATGTTAAAACTAACCAAATAACTAACAAAACATTTGGTTACTACCAAAGTTTTTAGTACCTTTGCAAACGTCAATCAGATAAGACCTGAGAGACAAAAGCAAGGTGGGACTGAGTTTTAACCCAATCCGAACATTTAGACACTGCAAAGATAGGTTCTTACTTTGGTTTCACCAAACTTTTTTGGTTAAATAAACAAAACGCAGACAAAATAATGGAAACAAATTTCAATCATAAAGAAATAGCGTCTCGTGTCAGGGAGATTATGACAGATGTCGCCTCTAGATCCGTTAGGGATTTCGCCAACGATGTCGGAATAGATTGTTCCAATATGTTGAAGAAGCTGAAACTTACATCTCCGTTTACCAAAAGAGACATTGCGCTTATCTGTCAATCTTTGGATGTGAACTATAGCTGGCTCGCTTTTGGTGACGGAAATAAATATAAAGCATTTCCAACCAGAAAACCAACTGACGTTAGCGAGGTTGACATGTTAAAAATGGAGAATGTTTCCTTGAAACAACGATTGCAATGCGTTGAGAACGAAAGAGACTTTCTCCGAAGTTGCATCAATAAATGACTAAGACATGGAACAGAATAATAAGAAATTCAGAACAAAGGTCGGAATAGATGTTGTTGAGAAAATAGTCAGCCTGAAAGAGGTTGGACAAGAGTTCTTGACAAACAAGACGATAATAACGTATCTCGGAGGCGTAAGCAAGGACTTCGTTGATAACTTGCGCAACACAGGGCAGCTTCCTTTTTATAAGATTGGCAATACTATCCTGTATAAAGTTAATGATGTGCGTAGGCTTGTTGAGAAGAACAAAGTTGTTTAAGCCTGTATATATTCCACGATTATTTGCCTAAGACACTATATAGAACTTTTTTCATGAGCCCGTGAGGGTTAGTTGCTTAAATAATTTAACTATTTTATGCTCAAGCGTTAGCTCGGTGTGGTAGCAGTGTTCCGCACCGATAAGGACGCATAGCTCAGTGGAAGAGCAGTTTCCTCCTAAGAAACAGGTCGCAGGTTCGAATCCTGCTGCGTTCACAAACGAAAGTGAGGATAGTTCTTTGAAATATTGGTTAAACATATAATAGTATGCAGGGAAAGGAAGTACCGGTGAGAGCACAGGCATCCTGGAGGGTTCGTGAAACCATTGCGATGACCACCGAGAAAGGCACGGTTGCATACGAATTTCCGTCAGTCAAGCATTCGATGATGATTCCGCCGATGAACTGTCGCAAGGCACGCCACATGGTGACGAGACCTTGCGGTAAGCAAAGGAGAAACGGAAGAACGTGACAGGTGTACATCTTAGAATGTGGTCTGGTGACAAATCCTGCGAGATTAGTGCAGGGGTTGGCGGAGACCTTGGGATGAGGTCGGATTCCCGAACGAATTGTATATATGAAGAAGTGCTTAATGCTGGTTTCATAATACATAACTACAAAGAGGCGTGTGGTGTAACAGGGTGCATTGCGATAACTATTGATACCAATCTTATCATCGCAGGAGCGGATTCGTTTCCGCCTCGCCTCCTCCTATATATTAATTTTAACTACATTATTTAATTTGTATATACAGCTTGTCTGCGAAGATAGGCTGCACACAACGGACAGTAGCTTAATGGTAGAGCGACGGCATGACGCTAGATGATCAAGGTTCGAGTCCTTGTTGTCCGACTTGAGGCTAATTTTCTTTTTTCATAAAAATTGAATAAAATTCATAATGTTTTTGTAGATTTGTTTTCCTCTTGCCTGTGAGGGTAGGAGGTTTTAGGTGGGTTGGCAGAGCGGTAATGCAGCACATTGCTAACGTGTAAGTCGGAAACGATTCGTAGGTTCGATCCCTACACCCACCGCGCCATATTGTTTAAATATTTATTGGTTGATACTAAGTCTCACGTATCGAAGCCGTCTTGCCCTAGCGTGAGAGGGAGGATTGTAAACCTGGTAACAGGGCGGCTTCATTTTTTATTCTTACAAAGATGAAAGCAATACACAACATAAGAGTCCGAAAGGAGAACGTGAACGAGATATTGAAGCTCGAATGCGTTCGAAACGTCGAGCAATTTCCAGATGGAAGGATAATAGTCCATCTGAAACCAGAGTTCACGGACGGAAAGACCGAAGTGAACAAGGACGAGTACATCGTCAAGTGGGAGAGCGGAAAGTACCAGAGATACGGTGCAACCGCTTTTATGAACCTATACAAGAACCCGAACAAGGAGGCGGGCAAGCAATGGTCAGAGTGATGCAACACAAGTATTCCGTCGATGGAGTTGAATACGATAGCCGTGATGAATACCTGTATCATTATATCCTCCTAACGTCTCCAAATGTAAGCTGCATACATCGCCAAGTGAGGATAAACCTCATCAAGCCGATATGGATGCTTAAACCGAAGCAGCTAAAGACGAAGGTAAGATACGGCCGGAGGCTCATGATCAACGGGCACAGTTACACCGCAGACTTTGTATTCTTCGAGAACGGAAGGCTAATCATCTGCGACGTGAAGTCCAATTACACCCAAAGCCTTCGAGAGTTCAGGATCACCGCCAAGGCTTGTGTGTCACGCATAATGGCACATAACAAGAAGCGTCATGGCGGAGAGCCTTTCGTGGTGTTCCGTGAGGCGATTCACATCAAGAAGAACGAATGGAAGATAATAGACTATCCTCCATTTGATTGTTCTATAATATAATAAGGTATGAAGACAATTTTTTATTTTTCTTATTTTATTGGTTTGATAGCTGTTGTTGTGGCAGTGGAGAGCATCAATCTCTGCTGCCATCTTCTATTCGGCAAGAAGCCAATCGAAGTTTTTGAACTATGAGTATAATATTTTTCAGTTTCCTCGCCACATGCCTGTTGTTTGCGGTGGCAGGAGCGTTGGCGCAGATGATGGGTCTGTGCGATGATCAAGAGTAAATTCACATTATTAATATAAAACATAATTATTATGGAAAAAGACAAGATTAAGGTAAGTTTTATCATCGACAAGCAAGCACTTATCGACAAGGCGTTCAAGGCAGCGGATACTCCTGAAGAGTTCAAGGAGGTTCGATTGATTGTTGAGGACTCTGATGAGTTCGTTCGTGACGTGGCACAGATTGAAGACGAGAAAC